AATGTAGAAGGCTTGTTCACCTATTTGTTGCCAAGGGAATACGTGGTCAATATGTTCGGCGCTAGTTATTACGCCTGACGCTAAACATCCTGCGCATAGAGGGTGATTGCTTAACTGTACTTGTCTTAACGTGTCCCAAGCCTTAGTGTTGTACTTGGATGATCCCTGCTTATATCTTTCGCTTTGATTATACTTTTGGCTGTTAAACGTATCTCGTCCGCCGTGATCCATACAAAACGAATTGCGCTTAGACTTATGGTTGTTACATCCTAGCATCGAGCACTTAGTATAAACAGGGAGTGTAGGCATTACTTCAAGAAGCGTAGTTTGTATATGGTACTGTCTATCAGCGCGGCTATCTCGTCAACGATGTTCTGTAGTTCGCTATCAGTCGCTAATTGTTGGCGCATCTCTGTTACATATCCTGATAAGCCTACCAAGTATTGTAGTGGTTGCATCGGTGGCGTGTATTCGTCTGGGTAGTTCTCAATGATTCCGTATTTGCCCTGATAGGCTTCTACATAACTGTCTGTAAGATCCTCAAGCCCCTCGTAGAATGAGCCAAGCGCTTTATGCTCGCTGTAGGATCTAGACTGTAGGTGAAGGATGTGCGTGTTAGTAACCGCGTGAAATAACGTGATGACAAAATTAGCCGTGTTTACATTAGTCGTTGCCATAATAATTCCCTTTAATTGATAGTTTGAAAGTTTCGTGTCTTGTGCGTGTATTGTTTCCGCTTACATCTTTTGTCGCATCCGCAATGAGGCTCGCGCTTCCAATCGGGTAGTTCGCCCCACTTCCACATACTCTTAGCCATCTCGTGCCGTAGCATCTTACAAGGTTCATCCATCAAAGCCCGTTCCCTACAACCCGCGCAACCGTAGTCGTAGACGTGACTGTGTTTAGACTCGCACCATCTACAATTAGTCCCAATACTCATTAAAGGCTTTCAACGGATAAAAAACAAGGCTGTTACGATAACCGCCTTCGCGCAAAGGAATAATAGGCGTGACACCATGTACATTACGCCAAGCGGGATAAACAAGCATAGAGTTATTGCAACTGTCAACAGTAGCCCCATAATCAGGCACAGTTGTATTACCTCCTCTAGCGTGAGATCTTTTGGCAATAATGACATTGACGCAATCCTTTAAGTTGCCAGCATCTCGATGATAAGACGCCGCGATGTTGAAGTTGCTAATCGAACTTGTAAATAGTCTACCAAATCTAAACTTCGGCGGCACTTTTTCCTCGATGATTTTCTTTTGGCGTTCGTAAATAGTAGGCGCGATCTCTTTTATCACTTCCTCAGCCTCTCGACAGGCTAATAACATCGCTTTAATAAAAACCTGAGCGCTAGCCTCGTCATGAACCTTACTGATTGCGGGATAAGGGCGTTTCATGTGCGGGCGTGGAGGCGTTGAGCCTAAAATAGTCGAGAATTGTTTGACCTTTTCCGTCAGTCCTTGCTCGCCCGAAGTGCGATTCATCACCGCCTTAGGTACACGGTCAGAGAGTAGTTCGGCGTTTGCAATCTCGATGTATTGAAGCAATTTGCCTTTAATCTCTTTAATGTAGAAGCCAATCGGCTCGCCGTCTATGTAGAATATGCTGTCCTCAGTCACGTTCGGCGGAATATCGCCGCAAACATCCCCGATTTGTACGTTATGCGGTTGTTGAATCAAATCTATTCGCTTCATTTCAATTCCTTTAGATATTTAGGGGCGTAGTTTTTCTTGCGGAAGTCATAGAGAACTGACCAATCAACGCCTTTCGGCACGTTCTTTTTCATCGTTTCGATCTCTAGCCTCATACGTTCGATGTAATAGCCTACATATCGCTTGCCTATTTTCGCTTTTTTAAACGCGCATAGGGTAGTTTCGATTGAAAAGATATTCTGATGACGGATCGGGAGGGATTCAATTTGTTTTTGAATGTCGAGCAGTCCGCTCTCTAGGTAGTCATAATCCGATTTGCTTAGTTTTTTGTCCTCAAAGTGACTAAAGACATCCTCACGATCTAAGGCTAGGGCTAACCCGTTGCGGCATGATTCGGCGTTCCGCAAGTCTAGATCCGTAGGCGTCATTTTAGTAGGCGTGAGAACAGATACCATCTCAAGGTAAATAAACATGGTGAATCTGCCAAAATAATGCACCTTACTCAAACGATCAAAGGCGCGGGCATAGGTTATCTTGTCATCAACGTCTTTAATTGCGTTAAAGTAGGCGGCTTGCGATTTGCCGACTATGCTTTGATAGGATCTAAAACAGTTTACAAACTCGTCATTGCTACGCACTCGCGCTCTATCTGTTTGAAAGAGTAGTTTGTGTTTGTTAGCCTTCCACCAGCGTTCTAAGCGGGCAACGTCTACAGTTTCGTAGTCAGGGAACTCGTTGTAGATATAAAAGACCGTAGGCGCGCAATAGCAAGTCGCGAATAGGAAGGCAAGCCAATAGCGTTGTTCAAGGTTTAATTCGTAGCGTTCGCAGATATAGGCTAGACAATCGTTTTGCGGATCTATGTCGTTAGCGCGGGATGACGCCTCATGATAAGCGATGTATTCGGCTAAAGCGCCCATTCGTACACCTTAAACGGATCAAGCGGCTCAGGATTAAGCAAGCAACGTCTTAAAATATCGGCGGTTGAGCCTATGTAAATTGCCCCGTGCTTTTTAGCCATGTACGCAGGGCGGTTTTCGTTGCGCATAAACGTGATTTTATCTTTAGACAAGGTAAGACCTGCAAAAGAGATATTCGTTGCAAGTAGCCCCTCTCTGTCGCTAGATTGAAGCATTATTTCGCCGTCATTCTCACAGTTCATTTTAATACCGTGACGCGCTTCCATTTCAGCCTTTGTCCCCATATCAATAACGCCGTTAAAAACTAGGCTCTCGTCATTGTATTGAAGCGGCTGATTGTTTTTCATATCGAGATAATCGCCGCTAGTGCTGTAGCGACAATGACCAATTAAAGCCTTAGGCTTCCCGATCTTGTCTAGAAGCGGCTTGAGAAGGTTTGATTTTTCCGTGACGGGCTTATCGTCTAGGGCTGAGAACCCGTAAGCGTGCATCCCTCTCACTTTCGATTCGATAAACAAACGCTTGAGCGTATTGATTGCGTCAGGCGTAGGGCTGGGGCTGATAAAACCTAAGATAGCACACATGATTTGATCTGCTTGTAAACGTCCTCAAGCGGCTTGTTGTTATCAACAATGCTGAGTTTAAAGTTGTAAATCTTTTTAAGGGCGGGCAATTTTTTAATAAAGCGATAATGTGTTACAAACTTGTCTAGATTATAGGAAGCCGCGCCCCTTTTGAGGGTGCGTTCCTCAACCGTCTTGGGTAAAGAGTGCATGACGATCAAGTGTAGATCCGTCAACCTAGACAAGCGCAACAACGTCTTTTCGCTTTGAAAGATACAGCCGTGTATGACCATATCGGATTTGCTAGCCTTAACCAGCGAAACAAGTTCATCTACCGATCCGACAGCATCAAGCCCTGACTTACCGCCAACGTAGTTTAAGTTGGGGAACTCAGCCTGTAACTTATTTGCTTGAGTAGTCTTGCCGCAACCGTGATAGCCAATGAGATAAAAACATTTCATTGCTCGTGTTTTTCCTTTTCTTCACGAAGGAAGTTCATCACCATGTAACCTACATAAGCGTGTTGCTCGCGCCACCATTTGACTAGATCGTAAGCCTCTTGGTAGTGATCGGGCTCAAATTCAATCTGAATAGCCTTACGAACGCCGTCAGCCATTTCGTCTAGTTGCTCGTCAATCGCTTCGTCATCTAGCACGGAATAGTCTAGTTGCGTCACTTGGATCTCAGACGGATCGAAGGCTAGAAGCCCGATGTCAGCGCCTAAGTCTTTCAAGTCCTCAATCTCTAGCATGAGCAGTTCTTCATCCCAGCCCGCGTTCAAAGCAATTTTATTGTCGGCAATGATAAAAGCGCGTTTTTGCGTTTCTGTCATGTCAGAGCCGTCTATTGTAGGTATGCTTGTAATGCCTAGTTTTCTCGCGGCTAAGACACGCCCGTGACCAGCGATGATACCGTTTTCGCCATCTACCAATACAGGGTTACGCCAACCAAATTCCTTAATGGAAGCGGCAATTTGAGCCACTTGAGCATCGCTATGGGTACGGCTATTGCGAGCGTAAGGGATCAAAGCCTCGATGTCTTTGTATTCGATCTTAAGTTTGTCTGCCATTTTTATTCCTTAGGAAGTTTAGTCATGTAGTATTGATAGAGCCAAACGGTTTTGCGTCCTGTATTGCTATTGTCTACAGGTGTTCGCTTAACATAGCGCTGTCTAAGCAAATAGGATAGTGCCATAGATATTTCGCTAGGCTTGAGATCTTTTAAGCATTCGTTGATCTGCCTCAAAGTGAGAGCCGTGTTTTTCTCTTGAAATACAGATCGGATCTTTACAACGGCGTTGGACATAAAAAATCCCCTGTCAATTAAGCACAGGGGATATATTACATCAGAAGTATTACATCAAGCAAATAATATCGCTAATGAACTCGCTAGGTGTAATGCCGACTACAGATAAAACTAACAGTTGCGCGAATATAAACAAGCCAATGTAGCCAATAGCGTGGATTAAGATATTTTTCATGATTATGCGTCCTCAAATACTTGTTTAGCCTGCGCCCAATTATCAGGTAAATGAGCGCCTTCGGTTTCTGCTTGTTGTAAGATAAATTCAACATCCTCGTGATGAACTTCGCTAGGATCGTATTCATCTAACAGATCGGTGATAAAGCCTTCCAAGCCTTCGTATGGTGTAGTGTGGAACAATTCTAGTTCGTTACCGTTGAACATAGCCACTTGATATTCGTCATTGGTAAGGAATACGTTGCCGCTCATTTTGTTAAAAGCAATGCGGACGCCTTCGTTGTAGAAGTTGGCAGGAAAGTCTGCTGACAATAATTCGCCAGCCATTTTTAGTTCGCGAGCACCAAATTCTGCTAAGTTTTCTGTGTAGTAGTTGTTCATAGTTTTTTCCTTTTCTAAATAAATGGGGGCTTTCGCCCCCGATTGATTAAAGTTCGCCGATCATTTTTAAATAAGTGTTTGAGCCTTCTAATGTTAGCCAAACATAGTTTTCGTTTTTGTCACCGTTGTCTTGAAAGCCAGCCAAACCTTTTTGAATCAAACTTGACAACACGCCGCCTTCTGATTTTGATTCAATTTCCATACAAGCCCAAAGAGTTGCACCAAAAGTGTAACCGCGATCATCGCCGCCTTGATAATCGCTTTTAGCCAATTTAGTGATAAGTGCTTGTTCTGCTGTAGTGATATTCATAGTTTTCATCCTTTTCATAGTTGAGGCGTCTTATCTAACGCCCATGGACGAATTATAATAGTATACTTTCGGCTAGGTAAAGCCCTAAATTGACTTTTTTTTAACTTTTTTTAAATTATTTTTAATTATTGTGTAACGAGTGGCAAAGCGAGGCTAAAAAAATTTAAACTTTTTTAGAAGGAATGAGGTGACGCTCGCGAAAAGGAACGGGCTATGAAACCGTGAGCAGACAGTCATGCTCAGGACAGCGCCACCTCAAAAGGGCGGAAAGTAACCCCCTACAAAGTAGGGCGGAATGGGCTACCCTCCATTGAAACTAAAACGGGATGTCATCAGGCATTGAATCAAAACCGCCGTCATCAGGCATAGGGCTTCCCGCGCCTTGATTGCTAGGCTCGTTATTAGAAGTTGACTTGCTACCTAAGAATTGAACCTTGTCGGCATTGACGCGAGTTGAATAGCGATCCGCACCTGTTACCTTGTCTTGCCATTTTTCCGTTCTAAGGCGTCCCTGTACAAATACTTGAGAGCCTTTAGAAAGGTATTCAGAGCAAACCTCAGCCATTTTGCCGTAAACGGCTACATTGATCCATTCCGTGCCTTCTTTTTTGTTACCGTCTTTGCTACGGCTTTCCCAGCCGCAAGCCAACGAAAAATTAGCGACTGCCGAACCTTCGGGCGTGAATCGCATTTCTACGTCCTTGCCTAGACGTCCGATAAACTGACATTGGTTTAAATCATTACTCATATTGAACTCCATTCAAAAGTTTACCGATTAACATTTCGATCTCCATTAAAAATTCCCGCACTTCCACTTCCATTGTTGCGATCAATTCCTCATCTCGCGGGCATCGCTTAATGAACAGTTGATTTTTTTCAGGCAGTCTAGGATCATAACTCACGAAGTCGCACCATTCTCGCCCCGTAACCCATAATTGCGCTTGAATCTGTTTGTAATAGTCCGTTGGCACTTTGTCATCAAAGATGTAGTCTAGGTGAGTTGTCGTGTTAGGGCATTTAATTTCTACTAGCCCGTCATCGCCTACTAAGCCGTCAGGTGATACCCCTAGCCATTCAATAGTAGGATGATGCCAAAAGCCCGTTTTATCCACTAGCGTTTCGCGGGCTACCTCGTAAGCCATGCGAGCGTAAGGCTCTTGCTCTGTACCCCATTCCATCGCCGCGTTGCTATAAAAGTCTTGCCCTTGCCCTGTAAGGCGTTCGGCTACTAATTTAATTTTGTATTTGCGGCGCGTGATAGCCTCGCCTGATTTTCCCTTAGCCATAACATCAGCCAAGTTGCTAGCCGTTACATGACCAAGGCGGATCTGTTTCCATAGGGCTGAACCTTGCTCAACCTTTTTAGGATCTACAATTTCAGCGTTGCTGGTGTCGTTTACTACGGTTACAGTCACCATTATTTAGCCTCCAATTGAGATTTGCGAATGTCTTTTGCGCGTTCCAATGCTTTTTTGGCAACCGCGTTATCACCGCATTTTTTGTAGTTTTCGATGTAGATATTTTTCATTGATTCTAAATCAATAGCCTCCATAATAGGCTCTATCAATGCGTCAATATCAATTGGAGCGGCTTCAACATCAGGCAAATCTTCACCAGCGTAGATATAAATTGCAAGACCAAACATTGCCAAGTTCTTTACTAAACAACGCATGATTGTTTTGTTTACATCAAACATATCAAAAGCCGCGCAAGTCTTTTCGCCAAACTTGGTTTTGTAAGTGTAGGCTTCGCGTTTCATGGCGGCGTTTGCGCCGTCCATAACAGGCAACCACATTTCGTGCGTCAGTCCGTCAGCAGTAACTTCCGTGAATACCATAACACCAGCATCGGTTTCAAAATAAGGCAAACCTTCTGCTGTTTTAATTACTTTGTAAGTTGCAGTTGGATAGGCTTTTTTAAATTCATCCCAAGCCCAAGCCCACGATAAATATGAAAGCCCGTTTTTCTTTTCAACGCGATCATTAACATTTAATTCGCGTAATTCTTTATAAGTAGTCATCTTGTCTTGTCCTTGTATTGTTTTATTCGTTATCGCCGCCGCCTAAGGTGCTGTTATACAAACCAGCCGCCTCATCGTATGACCATTGCTCTAGTTTAGCGACAATCGCGTTCATAATTGTCAAACCTAGTTTGTTGTAGTCGCGATGTTTCATGTAGGATTCAATTCGATCCTTGTTGCCTTCTAAGCATTTAGCGTTGATTGCCGCCATAAACATCTCGAAGTCCTCAGGCTTAAATTTGTTTGCTGATAATTCTAAAGCCTTGTCGATAATAGCCGCGTCTAGTTGCTTGCCGTTGAGCACCACTTCCGTGACCGCCTTCTTTGTTTTCTTTGTAGCCATAATGTTTTCCTTTTCGTTGTATGCCTTGTGGCATGAGATGTATTATAATTAAATCTTTACTAAAAGAGAACCCCTATGCTCAATTTAATTTTGCCTTTTCCCCCTAGCGTCAATTCCTATTGGGGCTTTAAAGGATCTCACCGCTACCTTACTCCAAAGGCTAAAGATTTCAAACATTCTGTGTTTTGGCTTTTTAGACAATCTCAGCATAAAGGATTCGGCGGGCATAGAATAGACGTGAGCATAGTTCTACAAGCGCCTGATCGCCGCACCCGTGATCTTGACAATTATCTTAAAAGCCTTTTGGACGCCTTAACTCAAGCGGGCGTCTACAACGATGATTCGCAAATAGATCGTCTTGTCGTAACGCGTGGCGATATTATTCAAGGCGGATTAGCGCGAGTATCAATTCAAATAATTTAGTTTACTTCTTTGTAATACTTCCCCTATAATACTAAACGAAGGGCTAGGCTCATTACCGAAAAGACGCCTCATCACCGTCCGCCCTTCATTCTTAATGTGATGCCTTTTGATGAAAGGATTTGAATGCACTATTATCAATTCAACATCGGTGACTACATGAGCCACACTCGGCATTTAACGCCGTCTGAGGATCTATGCTACCGCCGACTGCTTGATTATTATTATTTGCATGAGCAACCTATTCCATCCGATCATATAAAAGTCACTAGGCTTTTATGCTTGAATGTTGAATACAGATCGGACGTTTTAACCGTCCTAAACGAATTTTTTGTATCAACGGATGAAGGCTGGATTAACCCGCGAGCAGATAAAGAGATCAAGCAATATCAAGGCTTTGCTGAGGCTGGTAAACGTGGTGCGGCTAAGAGATGGGCAAAGGCTAGTGATAGCCCCCCTATTAGCCTCCCCAATGCTACCCCAATGCTAAACAAGAACCAAGAACCAATAAACAATAAACAAAAAACTATAGCGCCTAAAGTCGCTTGCCCTTCGGGTGTGTCTGTAAATATTTGGAATGATTTTTTGACGCTTCGCCGTAGTAAGAAGTTGCCTATCACCGAAACCGCTTTGTCAGGGATCGCTAGAGAGGCAGAAGCGGCTAAACTTACCCTTGAGCAAACGATTACGATTTGTTGCGAAAGAGGCTGGGGAGGCTTTAAGGCGGAATGGCTAAAGGCGGAAGTGGTAGCGAAGGAAAAAGAGAATCAGGCTTGGCGGACGGATGACGGCTTGATGGTACAAAAAGCCCGTGAATTAGGTGTTAACACTACGGGCAAGACTAGGTTTGAAGTGATCGCGGCTATTGATAAAAAGAGAGGGGCTTTGTAATGGATAGATTTGACGGCTACAACCGAAATGATTTTCACTATGCTAGAACTTCGCGTGAGGCTTTTGGCAACAATTTTTACGTTGAAAAAAAACCTCAACCGCTCAAACAGTTTTTAGTTTGGCTTGCCTTTAGCGTAGGGCTGATTTGCTTATCTTTAATTCTACAGGGGATGTCATGAAATACGTTTTGCTAGATTTTGACAACAACCCTATCCGATATTTTGATTATAAGGCAACGGGTACAGTTAAAGTCAAAAAGCCTAAATTTAATTTTAACGACTATGAGGAGTGCTTGCTATGAGGCGCGATGAAGATTGGTATGACGCCGTTGGTAAAGATCTATGGCGCTGGGATCAAGAACTAAAACAGATTGAACAAGAAAAGAAAGAAAAGGAAAAGGCAGAAAATGATAAAACTCACTCCTAGAGAACGTCAAATATTTGACATGATAACCACTCAAGCCTTTGGCAATTTAGAGATTGCTAACATCTTAGGCGTGTCAGAGGCTATGGTGAAAAAGCATACAACCTCTATTCTACAAAAACACAAAGTCAAAAACCGTTTAGAGTTGGCTGTTTTCTGTAGGGATCTTCATGCTTAACGATGAACAGTTGATTAAAAAGGCTCAGGAATATATGGCAAAACATCCCTATTGTTCGCGAGCCGCCT